ATGGTCAATGGATGGAAATTATGAACCCTATCGATGGATATTCCCTTAAAGGGGGAATATCCATCCATAGGAGTTCGACCAATTTCCGGTGATAGAAAAATAATAAGTGGTGATAGGTTTTTTGGGGTCACTTTTGATCCTCGTTTAATACGTATTTTTTGGCCTTTTCTGTGCCTATATTTTTGATCAAACATTCGATTTCCCATGCCGCTGTCAGATCCCTGCTTTTTGTGTGCCCGATCTTCGATTTGTTGCGGATTAAACTTTGAAGATCGCCAGCGCTTATCCCTTTTGAGATAGAACTGCGATAATCCTCAAAGTTGACCACAATCTCCGGCCGGCCTGCCGTTTTCCGCTTCGGTTCGTCCGCCCCAATCCATGCCAGCCCGACGTCGCTATGGCGCAAGTTCACATGTGGCTGAACTGCGTTTTGCGCTATAATGCCACCAGAATTGAGGTTCGACCGCTTCCCGCGCTTAGTCACCTCTAGTCGGTAAACGTTGCGTTCTTCGGCATCCTGACCGCAAGGCGCAAGGGTAATAACGCTCCGGGCCCAGTTGGTCAGCTCGGACGATCCAAAACCGCTATATGCCTTGTCGTGGCCTTGATAGCCGTTCCCTTCCCGGACAGGCTTTGGCGTGTGGTGAATCAGCATCCACGCAAAGCCGGCCGACAGCGACAGCGGGTTGAGCATGTTGCGCAAAAACTCGCTGGCCGTCTCCTGGCTGGATAGGTCGCCGCCGATAAACGCCAGCAGCGGATCCACCCATACCAAGTCCGATTTGTACTTTTCGACAAGGCGACGCACGCGATCGACAAACCGTTCCCCGGTGGACGAACAGTCCCGGACGATCACCACGTTGGCCATGACCAGTTTGATCTCCTCAGGCGTAAGATTCATCGCTTTCAAAACGCCCTGAATCGCTTCGGCCACGTCACCCTCGTCGTTCTCGGCCTGAATGATCAGCGACTTGAGGCCGTTGCCATGCGGGTTGATCCCAAAGAACGCCCGCCCGATCGCCCAGGTGATTGCGGCCTGTAAACAGAGCACGCTCTTTCCAAGGCCGCTGGATCCCACCCACAGCGCAGATCCTCCCCGGCAGATCCACCGCTTGCCGAGCAGTTGCGTCGGGTCGTCAGCTTCCTTGAATTTGATCAGATCTTCCCAGCGGTACGGCTCGGGAATGTCGCCAAACAGAATCCGCTCTTTCCACTGCAAAAAAGAAATCGTCGGCGCACCGCATTCAACCAAGTCCTGCCGCTGACCGGTGGCCGTGCGCATGGCCCCCGGAAGACGCGACAGGCGACCCGCATCCTTGTTCGCCGGATCCGGCTTACTGTGTTCGAGATGTTTGTAAATAAACTCGACCCGCTCCTTGAATTCCTCCTGCGTTGTCGCGTCGATACGTACCCACGCGTGAAGACTACGTGAACCGCTTTTGATGATGCAGGTGGTTGGAAGTCCGCTCTTTTTAATAATCTTCCACTGTTCATCCATCGTCGATTCATCGAATTCAATCAGGCAGTGGCGCCATTTTACCACGTGCTCCGATTTGCGGCCTTTGCCGTTGTTCGGATTGATCGACGCATACACTCCAACGGCGTTCCCCTGCCATTCCTTCAGCCCTTCGCCTTTAAACAGTTCGAGCCATTCCTCCCGGGTGCGGGTTTCACCGGATCCATCCGGGCGCTCTCGGTCGTCGTCCCGAATGCTGCGCGTGATGTTGATCATCTCGCCCACTTCAAACGCAGCCGTCAGGAACTTCTCCACCGGCGTCTCGTCCACGCTCCTCGGCATGGCCGGGATGGGTGCGTCATCTTTAATGATTTGAAGATTGTGCAATCGGTACTTTCCTTTCGGCTGATAAGGCTGACGGGCCGGCTGCCTGAACGCAGACTTCGTGCATCCTTCAGCCTCTTTCAGCGGCAAATTATTCCTCACACACCATTCCTCGGCGTTCGTCAGCGTCTCGTCCTGGCACGCACCAGAATCGCGCCACTGAAGGCACAGCTTGAACAGCTCCGTGTTGCGGGTGCCTTCCGCTGCTCCGTTCTTCATGACCTCAACGGCGGCCGGTGGTAGTTGGTGGATCATTTTTTAGCCTCCTGGTCGCGCTTCTGATACGCCTTGGCCCGTTTCAGCAGCTCCTGTGCAATCGTCAACGCCAGATCCAACCGCGTCCCGGCGGCCTTATGCTGTTCGGCGGCCAGATTTTGCTTGGCGCGTTCCAAGATTTCGACGAGCCATGTGGTGCGTTTGACGCTCACCACTGCCCCATTCCCCACCGCATCCGGTTGTTCCGGGCGATGATGACCTGCTGGGCGTACTGCGCTGGCGTGTAGGTTCCAATAACGCGGGCGGAGAACATGGTCAAAAGTTCCTGCAACGTCACAGCACGGCCTCCGGCAGCGGCCCAGCCAGTTTGTAGATGTACTTGGCGCTGTCGTATTCAAGCTGATAACCAAAGAAGTCCCGCAACAGATCGATGTCCCGCTGAATAGTTTTGTAGCTACATTCGAGCTCCACGCCCATCTTGGCACAGCTCGGCAGGCACAGATCCCGGCGCAGTTTGCGGGCAATCATCCCCAGGCGGCGGAGCGTCGGGCGGGTGTCGCCCTTTCCCATCGCACGCTGGCGCTTGGAAGCGAACGTGGCGGAACGTGTCTTCACTTACTCACCTCCACCGTCGCCACTTTGGGCAATCGCATCGCGTTGAATTGCGCCTCACTGGCGGCAAACACGTCGATCACCGGCAGCTTTCCACCGCTGGCCTTTTTGCTTTTCACTGCCGTGCCCGTATCTACTGCCACCCATTCCCGCTTTCCGTTTAGGATCTTAATCTTCGACCATAACGGAATGATGTCGGGATCGACGGCGCAGTGACGACCAGCCCGCAAGCGTGTCCCGGTGCTCGATTGGAAGCGGCTGGACCACTCGTCCTCGCCGGGCCAATAGCCAGTGATGCGGACTTTGATTTTCTTCACGTCGATCCGCTTTGCGGGTGGCCTGACGTCGATCATGACGTTTGACGCCTGCCCGGAGGTGATCCCAAGAATGGCAAGAATGGAAAGCAGCGCTCTCACAGTCCTGCCCTGATCCGATCGATCAGATCGTTCTCGCGTGTCTCGGCGGCGGCCAGCGCTGCCTTCGCCTCGGCCAGTTCACGGGCCAGCGATCGAACGCGGTTGAGGAGTTGTTCGTGCGTCGTTTGGTCGGGAAGGATTTCAATCACAACGCACCTCTCGCGGGTCGTACTTCTTTAGCCACCGCCAGACCTTGCAAATGGACGTGAACGCCTCGAATGCTTTGTGCACCTGCTCGGCCGTGTAACGCACCTCGGCCAGTTGTCCGGTCACCGGATCAATTAGAATGTTCCGACAAGCCATGCCTTCGTCCGTAAATGCGTATGCGTAGGCGCTGAGCTGTAAAATATCTGTTTCATAGGCAGGCGTTTTTTTCTCTTTTAGTTTTCTTGTTTTAAAATCCACCACTTCAATCACGCCATGAATGTCGGCGATCAGATCCACCCGGCCTGCGTATCCTTCAGCCTCGTTCACCATGACCGATTCGCTTGCGTGTACTTTGGTCACGCAGCATGAATGCCATTCTTTCAGCGACTCAAAATGGGTTTCGTATCCATTCACTAACTCTCCGGGCTCCTCGCCGTTGATCAGGATTTCAGCTAGGGAATGAATATGCGTCCCGCGGGCGGCGGCCGCTTCAACTTCTTTCCGGCTATCCAACACGACGCGCTTGGCGAAGTCGGCCAAAGATTCGCCATCGTTCCTTGGCAGTGAAAGGGCAGCGGCGATCGCCTGCTCCTCTTTCCAGTTCATCAGCCCGGTCTTGCTGGGGCCAGCTGCTGCTAGGATGGTGGTGACTGATGGATACGCTCCAACCTTGCGGGCCGAGCGCAGGTCGCCGTGGCACGACTCGCCGGTCGCCATGTAGTAGTGCGACGACTCGGCCTTTGCGGTTGCAATAATAGGCGCCATGTAGGTTACCAGTTGCGGATCCACCCGATCGACGCAACGGCAAGCGCAACGGCGATCATAGGAAATACGATTTGAGTTAAAGTTGTAAGGATTTGCATTTTGTTTTTCCGAGCCGGACAGACGGATAGAACATCCGCCGGCTCTAGTTGGTTAGGATCTCGATTGTCTCCGGGTTAAAAGGGGACGTTGTTGCCGTCGCCGTCTTCTTCGCCGATCTTTACGGGTTCGGCGTTGCTTGTTCGGTTGACCTTCCGAACAAAGTCTTTATCCACGGTCACTTTGTTTTTCCCCGCGGGTAGGACTGCCTGCACGTTGGCGTAAGTGGATCCGTCGCGTTCCGTGTGGGTCACGAGGATCTGGCAGGGTTTGCCGATCAGCGTTTCCAGATCGAGATTCTGGGGCGGCGCCTTCTTTGCGTAGGACTTCAGATCCTTGAACAGCGCCGACTTTTCGTGAAGGCTGAGTCCGTACCGACGCCCGATCGTAAACGGCCGTCCGTCGTCCATCTTCGCCGCCAGTTGCCAAACGATCCTGACCTGGTGTTTCTTTCCGTACTGGGTTTCGACCACGCCGAGATCTTCCACGTCGCAAAAAACTGCGTCGTGCGATCCTTCGGTTGCTGGTGTGTATGATCCACCTCTGCTTGCTACTATTGCCATTTTCTTATTTTCTTTCTTGGTTTGGGTTTCTTGGATTTGCTTCGACTACTCGTCGTCGCAAAAGTCGTTGGTGATATGTGGAAGGTTTAAATCTTGAAATTCACGCTCCGGCTTTTGCCATGCCAGCTCATGCTGCCGGGCCAACCGGTGTGCTTCGGTCAGGTCGCCACGATTCACGGCGTCACTCACCTTCTCAGCCGAGTTGGCTTTCGCCCGGAGCGTGGCCGTTTCCATGATCAGAAATGCTTTGTTTGGCATCATGATCCGTACCGATTGTTGCCGGAGTAGTCGCAGAAACGCTGGAAGCTGCGGTCAAAGTCGCCGTGCTCGCGTTCGTACACGTCGTGCTCGTAGTCCGGCTTGTCGTTCATTGGCGTCGGCTCGGCTGCCTTTGCCTTTTCTGCGTTGTATTGTTCTTCGTTTTTAGGATCGCTCACTTCTTGCCTTTCGTTGCTAGTTTCATGGATTGAATCGTCGTTTTGATTGCTTCCCGCGTGAGACACTTGGTCGTGAACCTCCACACCCGCCATCCAAGGTCGGCGGCGGCCCGGTACTTTTCGCAATCCTTTACCATTCCCATGCCACGGCCGTGACGGCCCCCGAACGGCAGGAACGCACCGCCGTCCAGTTCAACGGCACAGCGTGAGTCCACCTGGGCAAAATCAAAACGCCACTTGCGAGTTGGGTGGAATTTATGTTCTGCGGTGAGCTCGGGGCCGCCGGCTGCTTTCCAAAGCAGAACAAACTTACTGGCTAGTGCGCTCATTTAGCATGCCCCTGTTTGGACATCATCGACGCCACCACTTCGGTCAGTCTCGCCACGTCGGCCTCAAGGCGTTTCGTTCGGCTTTGCAGGTCGATCAGCGCAGTCGTGGACGACCATTCGGCTATGCCCACCGACTTGGACGGCACCACGTCCCCCAGCACGCCTTCGGCCTCTAGATCCCGGACGCTCATCGACCTAGTTCCTTGCGAACGAAGTCAATAATCCAGCAGATCACGGCGATCGCTATGGTCAGGCCGCCCACCCCGCATCCCACAAACAAGCCCCAGCCCACGATCAGCCCGGAAAGCTGGGCCAAATCCTTCATCAGCTCCCAAGAGATCACTGCTCGCCCCTTACTTGGCGAGACCATGCCAGCCGGACGGCGGGATCCGGGTGCCAAACGTAAGCGTCCGGGCCTAGATTATATCCGCCCCGTTTATTAAAGTTTACTTGTTGGTAATGCCGCTTCGGGAGCTCAGGTATTACCTGCGATTTTACAACTCTACCTAAGTCGTTGTAATGATAAGCATCGGACGGGGTGGGATTTGAACCCACGGTTCTATTTCTTTCTTCGTTTTGATTTATTATGCTAGGAAAGTTCATTGTATGTTATTGCTTCA